AGCCCGAAGCTCGCCCGCCAGCTCGTGGACGCCGGCCTGTGGCGCGAAACCGAGCCGGACGTGTTCGAGATCGTCGCCGCCAACCCGGACGGCACCATGCTCTGCAAGTACGCGGCCACCAAGGAACTACAGGAAAAACGCGCCCGCGCCGGCCGTGCCGGAGGCAAGGCGTCCGGCCGCTCGAGACGAAGCAAAAACGAAGCAAATGCCTCAAGCAACAGTGAAGCAAACGCGAAGCAAATGCTTCAACCGGACGAAGCAAAAGGTGAAGCACTTGCCGAAGCAAAAGGTGAAGCAAACGCGAAGCAAACCGGCAAGCAAAAACGAAGCACCCTTACCTATACCTATTCCCATACCGATATAACCTCCCCCAACCCCTCCGCGCCGACACCGACGCCGACACCGGTGTCCGAGTCGGAGCCGGAGCGCACCACCATGGCCGAGCTCGAGGCCAGGATGCTCGAAGACCCGTTCGAGACCGCATGGAATGCCTACCCGCGCCACACCGGCAGCAAAACCGAAGCCGAAAAGGCGTGGAACCTCGCCATCCAAGGCGTCTACGGCCGACCGCCGGCCGACCCCAGACAGCTCATCGCCAGTGCCATCGCCTACGCCAAAACCATCGACGAACCCAAATACGCGCCCAACATGAGCCGATGGCTGCGCCAAGGCGCATACATGGACACCATGCCCAGCCGGCCGAAACCCTACCGGCACGCGCTGCCCGACGGCACCGTCATCGACGACCGGTGGATCACCGGCCACATCCGAGACCACGTACCGGCCGGCACCTTCACCGACGCGATGAGAACCGACTTCTGGGCCAGCGTCAAAACCGGCAGCAACCCGGAACAAAAAGCCAAGGAAATCATCAACGAATGCCAACGAAAGGCCCAGAGATGAGCACCAAACCCACCAACGAAACCCGCCGGCAAGTCCTCCACCGCGACGGCTTCAAATGCGCCATCTGCGGCCAGCCCATCGACACCGGCTGGAGCGGGTACAGCATCCACCACCGCAGAATGCGCAGCCAAGGCCACGGCTACGACAACCTGCACGAGCCCGGCAACCTGCTCACCCTGTGCGGCAGCGGCACCACCGGATGCCACGGATGGGTCCACGCCCACCCCGCACGCGCCTACCGGCTCGGCTACCTCGTCCACATGGGCAGAGACCCCGCCACCATCCCCGTCTACTACCGCACCGTCGGCTGGCAGCAGCTCAACGCGGACGGCACCCGCACCCCGGCCGAACCACCCTCGGACCAGCCCGGCTACATCCCCGACATCAAACACCCGAAAGGATCCCGACAATGATCAGCTACCACGAATTCCTGAAACGCAAACGCGACACGGAACCGCCCGACGGCATCGACGTCCCCGAGGGAACGCTCCACCCCCGACTGTTCGACTGGCAGAAACGCATCGTCTCATGGGCGCTCAAGGTAGGCAGAGCCGCGATCTGGGCCGACACCGGACTGGGCAAGACCATGATGCAGCTCGAATGGGCCCGCCGGTTCGACGGGCGCAGGCTCGTCGTCGCCCCGCTGGCCGTATGCGAGCAGACATGCCGCGAAGCCCGCAAGCTCGACCTGACCGCCACCTACGTGAGAACACCCGACGAGATCACAGGCGACGGCGTATGGGTCACGAACTACGAACGCGTCGAATCGTTCCCCGCCGACATGTTCAACGCGGTCGTCCTGGACGAGGCGTCGATCCTCAAACAATCCACCGGCAAGACCCGCACCATGCTGATCAACCACTTCAAACCGGTGCGCCACCGTCTGGCATGCACCGCGACCCCAGCGCCGAACGACCCCGAGGAACTCACCTCGCAGGCCGAATTCCTCGGACACTCCACCCGACAGGAGATCCTCGCCACGTACTTCACGAACAACCTCGGCGCGGACAAGGGCAGCGGATGGCGGCTGAAGGGACACGGCCGAACCGCGTTCATGCGATGGCTCGCCCAATGGGCCATCGCATTGCGCAAACCATCCGACATCGGCGGCAGCGACGCCGGATTCGAACTGCCCGGACTGCACGTGGACGCCGACTACGTACCATACCGGGGATCCGTGCCGGACGGGCAGCTGTTCGCCTCCGACATCGGCGGCGTGGGAGGACGCTCGCGCGTACGCCGCGAAACGCTGGACGCGCGCGTCGCGAAAAGCGTCGAACTCGTCAACCGGCACCCCGACGACCAATGGATCATCTGGTGCGGGCTGAACGACGAGGCCGACCGGCTGGAAAAACTCATCCCCGGCGCGGTGAACGTCAAAGGCAGCATGAGCGCCGAGGACAAGGCCCGGGCGTTCCTCGACTTCGCCGCTGGCAACATCCGCGTACTCGTCACTAAAGCCCAGATGGCCGCGTTCGGCCTCAACTGGCAGAACTGCCACCGCATGATCTTCTGCGGCATCAACGACAGCTGGGAATCCTACTACCAGTCGATCCGACGATGCTACCGATTCGGGCAGCGCCACGTCGTGGACGTGCACATCGTCTGCTCCGACCTCGAAAGCGAGATCGCGGCCAACATCCAACGCAAGGAACACGAGGCGACCATGCTCAGCGCCGACCTCGTGGCCACCATGAACGAAACACGCAACTACAGAAAGGCGGCATGACATGATCGACGAAACATACACCACCGACGAGGCCAAGGGCAACGACTGGCAGCTCTGGCTCGGCGACAGCTGCGAGCGCATGGGTGAGATCGAGGCGGATTCGGTCGGGTTGAGTGTGCAGTCGCCGCCGTTCGTGAGTCTGTTCACGTTTTCCGATTCGATCCGTGATCTGTCGAATAACCATAGTGCGGACGTGTTTCATGAGCAGTATGGGTATATCATCCGCGAGTTGTTGCGTGTGACGATGCCGGGGCGGTTGGCGTGTGTGCATTGCACGCAGTTGAGTCGCACGAAGTCGTCGTTCGGGTATGTGGGCACGCATGATTTTCGTGGCGACGTGATCCGTGACTACGAGTCGGCCGGGTGGATCTACCACGGTGAGGTGTGCGTGTGGAAGGATCCGCAGTCTCAGGCGATCCGTACGAAGGCGCAGGGATTGATGTTCACCACGAAGAACAAGGATTCCGCGATGAGTCGTCCCGCGTATGCGGATTACGTGCTTTTGTTCCGCAAGCCGGGCGACAATCCCGTGCCCGTCAAGACGGACGTGACGAACGACGAGTGGATTCAATGGGCTTCCCCGATCTGGTTCGACTACGGGCACGACGAGACGCTTGGATCGGAGCGGCATGTGTGCCCCGTGTGGATGGACATCAAGCAGGTCGACGTGCTGAACGCCCGGCTGGCGAAGGATTCCGATGATGAACGGCATATCTCGCCGTTGCAGCTGGATCTGATCGCCCGTTGCATCCGGTTGTGGTCGAACCGGGGTGAGCTTGTGTTCGATCCGTTCGGAGGGATCGGTTCGACTGTGTACGAGGCCGTCAAGCTCGGCCGGCGCGGCCTGTCGATCGAACTGAAGAAGACGTATTGGGCCACGAGCGTGCGCATCTTGCGTGAGTTGGACGGGCAGATGCACGAATCGATGTTGTTCTGACCCGTCAGCGTCAGGAAAGGAATCCAAGAATGAACACCAGTGTCAGGAACCTCACCGTCGGCGGCCGGTCGATCCCGCTCGACCCGCCCCGACCGCCCGAGAAACCCCACATGCTCCTGTGGATCGACACCGAAACCACCGGCATCAGCCGCACCGACGCGAAAATCCTCGAAATCGGCATGATCGTCACCAGCCTCGACGCCGCCGAGGAAGGCGGCCGGTTCATCAGCCCCGTCCGCCCCGACGATGTGAGCCTCTACGACCTCGACCCATACGTGCTGCGCATGCACCTCGACAACGGGCTCTTGGACACCGTCATGGAAACCGAACCCAACGAATACGGATACGCGAACGTGGCCCGCAACCTAAGCGAATTCCTCAACACCGAGGCATCCCAGTACGTGCTCCACCCGGCCGGCACCAACGTGGACTACGACATCGACATACTCACCAACCAGCTCGCCCCGCACCTCCACCCCGACTGGCTTAGAGCCCTCGCCAACCACCGGAAACTCGATTTGAGCACCTACCGGATCAGCGACCTAGCCCTCGACCACAACCCCTACCAAGGCCACACGGGCACCCACAGGGTCGAAGACTGCATCACACGAGACCGCAACGACTACGCCAACTACCTCGACATCATGCGAACCGTCACCCAAGGAGACAAGCAATGAGCTGGATCAACGACCCCGTCAACAGCCCGAAGCATTACACCGACTCACACCCCGGCATGGAATGCATCGACCTCACCGCCGACACCACCTTCTGCCTCGGCAACGCCATCAAATACCTCTGGCGCTACCACAGCAAAGGCCGACCCGTCGAAGACCTCGAAAAAGCCCGATGGTACCTATGCCGCGTCATCGACTACGGCGAAAAGATCGCATGGACGCAACGCCAGACCCGCATCCTCACCCGGCTACGCGGCCAAGCCGAAGCCAACGGCCTCGAACACGAATACCGCATATGGCGAGACCTCGCACTCGGAGACACCGACACCGCCCTCGCCAACCTCGACATCCTCCTAGACCACGAAAGGAACCAACAATGAGCACACGCATCTACTGCGACCAATGCGGCACGGAAACCAGCAAACGCAAGGCACTGCGATTCAGCCTGTCCG